CACTCGCATCACGCATTACCTTTAAGACATCAAAGTCAGGAAATATAGCTCTCTCTGTCGTTGGCATTGCCATTGTTGTTTCCTCAATGTTGTTTTTGGACGTCAGTGGTTCATGGCCCGACTCGCTTACTGTCATTCCAGTCTTGGGTGCGGTTATCTGCATCTTGGCCTGCAACGGCGGCAGGGACTTTTTCTTAAGACATGCTGCTCTTCGGTTTATTGCCGATATATCATATTCCCTGTATCTTTGGCATTGGCTTATTATTGCTTATATGGTCAACATTTCCATAGAATTCTCTGTTAAAAATATAACCATTGGCCTTGCCTTATCTTTGATTCTTGCAATTGCATCACGTTATCTTGTCGAGGATTTCAGAAGAAATTGGGGCAGAAAGGTGGCAATATCTTTGGCTTGCTTCATGGCTGCATCTTTTCCCATCAGTAGCTCTATATCTTCTACATTAGCAGGGATATCTAAATATGCTGAATATGGTAAGTCTTCTGAATTAGCAGATCAGTTTCACTCTAAATGCTTCATTCAGGGTGATGACTTTAGTATTGATGCATATAAGGCGGACGGATGCATAGAGCAAGATTCAAGAAAAAAGACTGTCCTATTAATAGGAGATAGTCATGCGGCGGAATTATCTCAAGCTTTTAGAGAAGAGTTGAAAGATTACAATATAGTTCAGGCCACAGCATCTGGATGCTTCCCTTATCCTGACGCGTCACCATCTACAGCATGTAGTTCTTTGATGAAGTTTATTTATAATGATTACCTTAAACAGAATAAGGTTGATTACATTATTCTTACCGGTTATTGGATATCATATGGACCGGAAACATTAGGCAGTTACCTTAAAAAAGCAGTAAAAGAACTATCTTCACATGCGAAGAATGTTTATGTCATCGGAGAAATGAAATCTTTCCATGAACCATTCTTTCAGATAGCCCTGCGGGATAGAAAAGAAAACCTATGCAATTATCAAAGAAGTGATTCTCGCTCATTCAACAAGCAGATGAAAGAGGATGTGAATTCATTTGGCGGTATATATTTAGATGTTTATGACTTTGAGGGGGCGAAGGGTTGTAATTTAATGCGGGCTGGTGAACCTTTGTATTTTGACACTAACCACCTAACCCCAACCGGAGCAAGAATGGTTGTTGGTGATGCGGTTAAAAGTATTGGCATTTAAATATAAAAGTGGCACCATTTTTTAATTGGTGCCACTTTTAAGTTATCAGGCGGGAGTTTTAGGCCATGTTACGTCCGGCGCGGTGCTGGTGTCCACTGCCTCTACTGACTTGATATATGCTATCCATAATTTCAAACTTGCTTCGTCAGCATCTGATATTTCGCCAAGCAGTAATTCAGATTGCCAAACGCTAATAGTGCCCATCCCTACAGATACGAGAATAGACTTTTGGATGTCTGCCATGGCAACCAATTGAGCTTTGCTTGGAGCCGGTACATCTATCCAGACTGGCTGCCCATCAGAACCTGCTGCGCGTGTTTTACCAGCAGGAGGTAAGCCGGAAAATTCATCAAATACAGAATCGCCTACCTCAACCGGATCCGTTGGCCACGTCCCTGCGTTGATATAATCATCTTCAAATTCTGAGGGATAAAAGGCGTTATTTATAGCGCTGTAATATTTCATGCTATTAAATCCCTATTGCAATGATATTGGCTGTGGTAGCAGCACGCACGTTTCCGCTTGTATAAGCTGATAATAAGAATGCGCTTGCGTTGAAGTTCGCCGCTGCAATATAGTTCGCTACGTTAACGTCAATAGGTGTAGCAGAAATACCTAACATCCCAGTCGGGAATGGGATCGGGTAGCTAATTTGTGCCGCAGCGCTGGTGTTCGTTGTTCCTTGGAAATACTGCACGATAATACCGCCGGGCAATTTGAAGTATCCCGTACCTCGAGTAAAGGAATTCATATCCGGAATTTGGTTTGTACCGGTACCTACATTGGCCGTTGCGACAGTACCTAAACCTAAATTACTTCTCGCTGTGGAAGCGTTTGCCAAATCTGATAGGTTACTTGCTTTTTGTGCTGCACCGGTGATTCTAGAGTCATTACCTGCCGCCACCGTCCCGGCTGCAGTGCCAACGTTAAGGGTTGCCGAATTACCCAATCCAAGCGCAGTGATAGCGGCATTTAATTGTGAAAGATTTACCGCATTCCCACCTGCCGTTGCCGTCGCTACAGGTATTTGTTGATTTGCATCTTGAACGATATTTGTACCGTCACCATTTACTACTGCCGTCACCCCCGTTGGAATGACCACCCCAGCGCCTGATGGAGTTTTACATGTGACTGAAAAAGCACCTGTGCAGTTGTTAACAACAGTCCAGCTTCTTGTCCATGCTGGGAAAACCAAATTAATACTAGAAGTAAGTGCTCCCGTTAATATTACCCTTTGTTTTGCTGCTTGCAGGGTAGTAAGCGTAATGCTTGCATTAGTTAGTCCTGTAATGGAAGTTGCACCATAGTGAACTCCTGGCACCCAACCAGTTGTTGCTGAGGTTGAGTTCTCTGGATTCGTTGCATTGGCTTCTATTGTGTTAAGCCAATATCCAGAGTAGTCAGACGCAGGAACAAGGGCTCCTTTAGGATATCCAGTCACCGTACCTGCAAATGCGCTATCAAATGGGTAGCCTGACCCAGCGCTGCTCCATCGAATGGCATTAGTGATAGCATTCAAAATCCCATTGAAGTCCGCCCCGTACGGAGGAACGCCGCCTGCAGTTATGGGCGTCATTGTCAGTGGAGGGAAGCCAGTAGTAAATGATGCTGCTCCGGGGGTAATTGCCACTTGTGAAGGAACTGGAATTGTATTTTTAGTGCCGCTGTCTGCGAAAGGCACGGCCACGCGCGGAGGAATTCCACTAGTTTGCATTTTGTAGTCCCGAAGAATTGAATAATGTTCCTGAGCCAAATGGCTGAGAGCCAAGGCCAGCTTGAGTAAATCCGGCTTCGTTAAATCCGAAGGTATTTTGTGCGTCGAAAGTCATCGCCTGTGCCAGAACACCCGCAGGTCTTGGTAGTGCACCAGATTTAAGAACAATGGCTCGTTCAACATCAGTTAAATCAAACGTAAAAACGTACCTGATGGTCATATTCCCCGTGTCAGGTACGAATGCGAGCCCACGATCGGCGAAGAGGAATTGAAGTAATTTATTTAGGTTAGGGGCGGTACAGTTCGTAATGTTAGCCAGCGCTTTCACCATAATCAGCTGCCGATACGCGTCGTCAGTTAGTGAAACCGTGTTTGTTACTTGGGTCCCATTGAAGAATGGGGCCTGTTCTAACGGAGCCGGATCACTGGCTTGGGGAGCAGCTGCTAAAGCTTCCTTGTACCCCAAATACTGTACAGTCGCGTCTACGGTCAGCAGACGAGAAATATTTACTATCTTCCCCCAGATATCCAATCCGAAACCCTGAGCGGTGTCTACGTTCCACACAAAGTCGTAAAAGTTATTTAGGTCTACCGATGGGTCAATAGCATCATTAAAGGACTCAATTAATGAAAATATCGTCGGGCTATTCGCATATTGCGAAAGCAAGGTATCTTTGTAGTTTTGCATGATTACACCAACGTTACGGTTATATTCGATGCATCAAGTGTTGGCCTTTGATCTATCCCCATCGTCACTGATGTCGATGCACCAGGCGAAGTGATACCAATGCCTATGGATTGGATGTTCACATTAGAATCAGTATTGAATACTGGCGCGTAATATCGACCTGCGAATATTGTCGACCCAATTCGCGCCCTAGTACCACCATCGTCTCCGTTAAAAGCGCTAACAATTGCGGTTTGTATTAGCGTGACAATGTTGCCCGGTAATGAAGTGCTATTTTCAATCTGCACAGAGAAATATATAGGAACTGCGGCGGGAGTTTGCCATGTCACTACATAGGCGGGTTTTGGCTCAATATAATTGTCGTCATACACCGTATAACTTGTATTGCCGTTATAGCTACATCCAAGAGATTTTTTTTCCCAAATAGCTGCGGCAATGTCCGATTCGGCTCCGCCGACCACGGCTACATAGACTGAGTTTTTTGCGACTGAATAATTCGTAGACCCAATATTTACAGCAGTTCCGAGCGGGTTGTCGATGACGTAAGCATCAAGAACTCCATCGACTGCCAGCACGTTCGCATATATTGACTGCGGGGAGTTAACGGCATTAGCAGCCACTGAGTTTTTACGGCGAAATTCGAAGTCCGTTCGGCTCTCAACATTGACGCCTAGTGTTCCTGCCGCCGAATTGATTACAGAGTCCCATCCAAATATTGACCGATAGATTGTGGTTAACGTTCCTGCAGGGCAAGGAATGGGGCCCGTAGTGACACACTGAAAATCGAT